TACCTTGCGGATGGGGTCTTCCGTATGGGAATATCGCGGCGCGAACTCCCCCCATATCCCCTACCATACCCTGGATCCCTCCCCCATACCCAGGGTGGCATCGCCAGCTCCACGGTCCGAGTTGCACTGCCAGTGGGCAGGTCGGAAATTGCCTATGTCATACGCGAGGTCCGGGCGAACCGACCAGGGAATCGCGTGATCGACGCTAAACCCGTTCGGCTCGTCCGGACCTCCAGTAACCGTGTAGTCGATCGGCATGCCGTCCATCCAGCAGGGCGCATCTACCGCTTCACACTCAGCCCTGAACTCGGCCTTGTGCCTGCGATAGACCTTGCTATCCCTACGTGGCATTGTCATACCGTCTATTGTACCGCACTGAATCAACCAGGTTTGTACTCCTGGCTGTCCATTCGATCCTTGACCTGCCTGCCCTCAGCATAGCGCCGCACCACTTCGATTGGCAAACCCAACCGCTCGGCCACGGCCTCAGGATTGGCCACTGCTTGCTTGGCCATGGCCTCGCGTTTGCGGTCCAGCCTGGCGTCCAGCCCAGCCACGATACCGGACTTAACCAGGTTCCAGGTCACCCGCCATACCGCACCACCGGCCATTCCCCACAACATTGCCTGCCACCAGATCACCGTTTGCTCCTTTCATCCAGCCTGATACGCCAGGCTATCAGGTCGTTGAATGCGAACGCCAGCATGATCACCGGCCAGATTGCCCCAATCATCAGCGCGTACAATCCACTGAACCAACGTCTGGCCACGATCCCCACGCCCAGCCCACGGTTGAACCGCCAGCACAACGGGTACCAGATCCACGCGAATACCACCCCGACGAGGGTGTATCCGATCAGTAGTAGGGTGGCCCACCAAGACATGACCATCACAGACCCACCGTTTCCTTGACCGCCTGCTTGACCAACTCCCACGCCAGCCGGATGGCCGCACCCTTCGACAGGTTGACCTCGCCCCGGCTGTTCTGGTCGACCAGCACGATAACCCGGCCCTCGTCGTCGCCCTTGCCGCCGATCACGGCCGGTTGCCAACCCGTATTGTAGAATCCGCCCTCATTCATCACTTGGCCCCCTCTTGGTCTTCACCAGCTAAGAAGCGACGAAACTTCTCGGCCGCAGCCAGAATGTCCGTTGTACCGGGGTGACTATCAGTCGTAACACCACGGTCATGGGCGAACTTAACCGCTAAACCGAGCGCTTCCGACCGTCGAATCCGGTCTATTGTTGTTTGGTCCAGTGCCATTTTCTTCTTTCCTCCTATATGTGAGTGGCGGATCGACACGCTGCGAGAGGAAATCCCGTGTCGATCCGCCACATCTTGGTTAGTTGCCTGTACTGCCGAACCCAGCCGTACCACGTGTACCGGGTGGCGGATCGCCCTGGATCCACCAGGGACTCATGTTAGGGCGCATGATCGGAATGAACTGGGCGAATCGTTGGCCCTGCTCCACGACCACATCCTTGCTGGATAGGTTGAACGCTCCGGCGTACAGCTCGCCCCGGTATCCCGCGTCGATCACACCCGAATGCACCAACAACCCGTGCTTGCGCAGTGCCGACGAGCGGCCGGTGACCAAACCCCAGAACGCGTCGGGCAACGCCACCCACACGTTGGTGGGCAGGTCGCGGAACTCGCCTGGTGGAATCACCACCTGCTCCGACGTGTACAGGTCCCAGCCCGCGTCGTTGTCGTGGCTGCGGGTCGGGGTCTGGCACCAACCGTCTTGGTCGATCGGGCCGAACGAGAAAGTTGGACCACCGCCTGCGGCCTCCGAGTGGCGTATCGACCGGCCATCCGGGTTCGCGAACAGGCCGTAGGGCAAGCCCGGATCCTCGCCCCCGTGGAAGGTGGCCTCGGCCTTGTCATTGGACACGGACTCGTCCTCCCACTCCTGGCCGGTATACCGGCCGGAACGCGACCCGAGTCGAGTTAGTGGCCATCTCGTACACCGCGTCCACCGCCTCGTAATACGCCCCGAATCGGTCCGGACCCACCACCTGCCCGATCACGTCCTGGCAGTCGCCCGGATAGTTCAAGTGGTCGCGCGGATCCTGCTCCAACTCCTGGTCCTTGACCCACTTGTTGAACGACTCGCGGGTCTTGTTCTTACGTCGCATTGATCAACCTCCGGATTTCGTCGGCGTGTGTGGTTTCGGTGACGTTGTTGAGCGACACCACATTGCAGTTTTCCTTGGTCGCCAGGTATTCCAGCGCCCAGGACCTCGAGATATCGGTCACGATCACCACCTGCTTGCGGCAGTCCAGCGCGTGCATGACCTCCAACCAGGTCCCGATGGTCGGGACTCCGGCCGGTGCCGCGACCAACACCACATCCACCGAGTTCGCGATCAGCCGCATATTCGCGAGCTGGATCGACGAGTCCGGATCGGCCGCGTCGCTGATCTTCCAGGCGTGGCCGGGATCAAACAGGACGAACTGGTCCAGCTGGCCCAGCGCCGACTTGATCGCATCGTCCACACGCCGCAGGTTCTCCGAACCCGTCGACTGGTCGATCGGGTGCGCGTAGTAAATCAGCGTGTTCACCGCAACCTCGCAACCAATCGGTCGATGGCCATCCGGTCCTCGACCTCCTCGACATATTTGGCCAGCTCTTCGACCAGGAACTCGCGTACAGCGGACGACAGCGCGAGCGGCTGATCGCGATGCCACACACCCAGAATCTGGAACGCGGCCATATCGAGCTTGTCAATATGCGACTCGCGCCCTCCGCGATACAGGTCGCCAGGGCTGGTGTTGCCGAGTGTCTTTAACACTCGCGCCAGTTCGGACAGCTTCTCGCGGACCGCCACGCACGGGTCCAGCTCGATGGCCACCTGATTCCACAGGGACTGGCGCTCGTTGGGGTCGGTAACGTTCATGGATTCGGGTTCCTTAATCGGGCTTTCGTCCCATTGGTCGTAGAATTTGTTCATTTTTACGGCCACTCTCCCGTCTCGCGGATCTTGCGAACCATCTTGACGTAAACGCCGATATCGAACAGGCTGTCTTCCGACACCCGGTCGCCACGGCGCATGGCCGCAGTCCAACGACCAATCTTGCCCAGCACGTACTGGTAGATCTGGGTCTCCATCGCGGCCGCGTCCGAGACCGGATTCTCCAACGGCTTGGCCAGCATGGAGGCGAGCACGTGGCCAGCCTCGGCCAACTCGGTCGAGCCGTACTCCTCGGCCTTCGGCGCGGTGGCCATGGCCTCGGCGAACGCGTCCTGCATCCACCAGTGGATCAGTGGCGAATCGATGCCGTTGGAACTCAGGACGGCCGAAATCCCCTCCAGGATCTGCGCCTCTTGCTCGTTGCTCATTTGAACAGCTCGATCCGGGTGTGCGGGCCGGTGCCCAGGCTAACCAGGCGCTCGTTGAACGGGATCTGGTCGATGAACTCGCGAAGGCGTCCGGCGTACTCGGACTCGCGCCAGCCCTCCGGCAGATCTTCCAACCCGGCCAACTGCGGGATCAGCTGGTCCGCCATCGACAGGTGGATCTTGACGTTGTTGACTCCGTTAGCCAGGACGGCGCGCCGCACCAGCTCCGGGTCGAACTGGCCCACGCGCCGGATCTTGTTGGTAACCGTGGTCCGCTCGGCCTCCAACCCGAGTTCGTCCCAGCTGGTCTCGCCTGAAAGTTCGCCCGAGTTGCCCGCGACGCGGATCGGGAACGGCCGGATAACCACGTGGATCCGGAACCCGTGTGCTGCCAGGTCCTCGCGCGACAGGTCCCACGGGTTGATTCCGGCCATCGCCAAGAAGTCGATGGCGCGGGCGTCCGAGCTGGTGCACTGCGGATAGTGGCCCGCGTGCAGGCCGAGACCGTAGCCCTGGGTCCCTTCGATAACCAGGGCGAGCGAGCCGTCGACCAGCTCCGAGCGCAGATCCTCGGTGAAGTCCGAGACCCGACCCAGCTCCTGGAATGCGGGGTTGTCGCCGACCAGGTTGGCCACGCGCCAGATCCGATCCGAGCGAGCCGCGCCGATCCCCTTCGAGGTCGAGCCGACCTTGGCCGTCAGCGTCGAGGACGCTTCGCGGTCGCGGTGCACCGGTTCCAACCAGGTGGCCTGCGGGTGAATGTACAGCCGGTCGCGGACCTCGTAGCCGTACGACTCGACTAGATCGACCTCCTGCTGCAAAACCTCGATATCGACCTCCGATCCGGCCGCGATGTACAGATCCGTGCCGGGGTCGACGAACCCGACCGGCAAGGATCGCATCGCGAACCGGTGACCCTGATCCCAGACCACATGGCCCGCATTCGGACCCGCCACCCTCATGGAGGCGACCGCATGGCCGTTGTCGGCCCAATGCTGCACGCGCTCCAGAGTCACGCGGCCCTTGGCCTCGGATCCGAACTGGCCTCCAACGATCACGTCAATTGCGCTCATTGGTTAACCTACCTTTCATTGTTGGTGTCTCTATCCTACCATAGCTAGTTAAGCTACACAAGCCCAGCGTCTTCGGCGCGAGCTGCGCCCTGCATGAAGCCGATTTCGTCCAAACCTCCGCCGATCGGCTTCTGCTCGATCGTAACGTCCGGGAATACTTCGAGCATCTTGTCCTTCGCGCGCTCCTCGTCGGTCTTATACAGTACGATTGCGCCAGCCTCGCGCGCCGCGTCGGCCTCGGCCTGCACCAGCTTCTCCACGGTCCGGGTGATGTACCCGATCATGTAGGACTTGCGCCAGACCCGCAGGCGTCCGGGTTCGTAGATCCGTCGCCATTCGCGGCCCTCGCGCTCGGCCGAGTCCAGCATGTCGTCCTTGATCAGGCCGAACAGCGCCTCGATCCGGTCTAGGTGGTCCGGCATGCCGACCAGCGTGACGCGGTACGCGCCGGACTGCACGGCGTAGGAGTGCAGCGCCTGAGCGATCGACCCGATCAGCGCCGACTGCATCGAGCGGTATTTGCCCTGCATATACAGGTGCCGGTGGTCCGCGTCGCCCATACCCGCGAACGGGTCGTTGGTCTCGACGAACCGGATCACGCGCTCCGAGTCGATCCCCCATTTGGCCGCGAGCGCCGCGAACTTCTCGCGGAATACCAGCTCCTCCGGCGTGCCCGCCACGTCGTTGGCTTGCTTGAGTATCGCGGCGAGTTTGTCCATTCGCCGGTCGTCGGTCTTGCTCATTAGGTGTCCTCTCACAGACGGTTGGTTAATGCGTGGTCCCGACCAGAGTCGAACTGGCATCTCCTGCGCGGTGGTGCTCTTCCAGTTGAGCTACGGGACCCTGGCGGGGCGGCTTGCGCCGCGCCCGGTCAAGCTAGTTGGTCGTACTTGGCCTGGCACCGATCGCAGATCGGGACCTCGCCGAGTATCGGATGGGACTGGGTGTGCGTGGCCTCGTTCTGGCAGAGCAAGAACCACTCGCACTGGCGGGCGGTCACTTGGCTTGCTCCTTGGCTGCGGCTCGCGCGGCCTTCTTGGCCTCGCGCTCCATCGCGAGCTTGTAGTTCTTGCGCACCTTCTCCTCCAGTCGCGGGGTATCGAAGAAATGCAGGTCGATCAGCGCCTCCAGGTCGTTGCCCTCCATCGCCGACAGCACCACCTGACCCGCGTGCCGCGCGTCGTGGCCGGGGCGGTAGTTGCCGCCACCGGTCATTTCGCCGCACCCGCAGCGGCATTCCTGCGGCTGCTTGCGCGGCGCGGCCTTGCGCTCGGTCTTGGGCTTGGTCTCCTTCGGCTTGCGCTCCCACTCCGACGCAATGCCCACGGCCTTACGGCCCTCGGCGCTGATCCAGTAGGTGTTGGCGTCCAGGGTGGCCCAGCCCTTCTTGATCAGCGAGTTCAGCGTGCGCTTGGTGATCGAGGAGTTCAGCGGCTTGTTGTAGGCCAGCAGCTCCAGCGCCTTACGCTGCAGGTCGGTCATTTCGGTCTTGGGGGCGGTGTTCTCGGTCATTGGATTTCCTCTCGTTGGTATTCTTCTATTTTAGCAGATTTTCTACGTTCACGCAAGTGGGTTACTTGCGGACCGCGTGAGCGACCATCACGTGGTGCTCCTTGCATCCTTCGCACGGGAGAGCGGACGGGAACAGGCAGGTGATCGCGCGGGGCGTCAAAATCCAGATCCGGGTCGTCATGGGCGAGTTGCCCAGTTGCAGCACAATCACTTAGATCGCCACCCGCAGGACCTGCGCGACCAAGTACAGCGCCGCGAACACGATCACCAGCCAAGCCAGCGCGACCGGCCAAACCGGCTCTTTCTTGTTGCGTCCCATCAGTAATCCGCCTCCTCGTCGTCGGCCTCGTCGTCGAATTCCTCGACTGCGGCGTCCCAATCGCTGTACTGGTCATAGCCCATGTTCTCCACGTACCGGATCGCTTCGAGCGCCGTCATTCCGTGGTCGTCCATGTGGCCCTGGATTTCCTCTACGAGCTGTTCCTTGTTCATACCTCTATTTTATCATAGTCTATCTGTACGCGCAATGTCTAAATACAAACGAACCCGCGACCATCCCCTTAGTCGCGGGTTCGTTGTCCCTGGCGAACGCCTAGAGGCGTTCGCGGATCAGGGTCGCCAGTAGGTCAGTGCCCGAGATTCGACGGCCCAGGTACTCCCAATTCGGCGCGCCATAGTCCAGCGTGTGCGCCGTGGTGAGATACCCTCGCCCGTCCGCCACTGCCTGGTCGAGTCGGCCGTCCCACAACGACTCGATGGGGATCTGGTTATTACCGAGAATCGTGTCGCCGAAGAATTTGGCCGCAGCTGGGCCGGGGTCGCGGACCGAGAACGCGAGGATTTCTTCGACGAACGGCCGGAACAGCGAGTTCGGCGCGGCGTTGGTGATGAAGTCGGCCGGGTTCGCGATTTCGATCACAGGCGGCTCGGCCGGGTGGACCTTGCGCTGGCCAGCCAGACCGAACCCAGTGCTGGCCGGTCGACCGACTCCGGACCCGCGCAGGCGCAGCGGGTTCGCGATGTTGCCGACGACCCGGATCTGCCGCAACCACGCCGGGTCCGCCGACTCGATGAACTTCGACACGACGATTGCGCCCAAGCTGTAGCCCAGCAACACGAACTCGTCGTCCGGGCTGCGCCGAATCAGGTCGCGCAGCAGCTCCACGCCCATGAACACGCTACGGTCGCCGGAAATCCCGAACAGCGAGTGCTGCGCGTTCGCGAACGAGATGGTGGCCGGATAGCCCAGGTCGTGGTCCAGCCCGTACGGCAATTTCCGGTAGACGTTGGCCAGCATGTTCTCGCTGGACCCCGGCGCTTCACCGGTCCCGCGTACAGCAACTACTCTGATCATGCTCGGTCCTTAACTAGCGGATTGGCCGCGCCGTCCCAGATGGTCAGCAACGGGCGATGGGTGGGCAGGATGAACAGGTCGCCGTCCGGGCCGACCGCGTATTGGTCGCACTCGATACGCTCGCGGGCGAACCACGAGTCGCCGTTGTTGCCGACCATGACCTCCAGGGTCGGCTTGCGTTTCGTGTCGCGGGTCGGGTCGCCCCAATCATCGAACGGGTAAGTAACGTTCTCGACTCGGACTAGGTGCTTCACCGATTGATTAACCTTGAACCATTGACCGGCCATTTCTACTTTTCCTCTTCATCTGGCAGGGTCCAGCGGGTCGCGTCGACTCCGCCCGGTACGCCCTCGAAATAGCGGTCCCAGAGCGTGATTGCCCGCTCCTGGATTCCCTCGACGACCTGCCGCGCCTCGGTGGACGGGAGCAGCATTAGCTGCGAGTCGTGTACGACTAGCAGCAGACCGGCGACCCCTATTCCCGCGTCGACTCCGCGTTTGCGGTAGGGGATCAGCGCCCGATCCGTGTCGACCATCCACTCCTTGGCGTACTCGGCCAGCATCGACTGCACCAGCTGGTTGAACGCCGAGTGCGTGTCCTCGCCCCGGTTATAGTACCGGCGTCGGCCGTTCGGCAACTGCACGTAGCCGCGCTGGTCGACCGCCTCCATTTCGACGTCGATCGCCTTGCCGAACTCCGGGTACAGGTCCCGCCACCCATAGACGATTTCCTCGACCTGGCGCAGCTTCATCGTGACCCCGGCCTCGCGCGCCACCATGTCCCGGAAGGTCTTGGCTCCCGAGCCGAAGATCAGCGAGAAATTCGCGCGCTTGGCGATCTGCCGATTGAACGCGAAGTCCGGGTGATCAGGCGGTGTGTTGAACAGCTGAATCGCGGTCTCGCCATGCGGGTCGCGGCCCTCGTTGATGATTTCGAGCATCGGGCTGCACCGGGCGTACAGCGCCGCGACTCGTAGCTCGGCCTGCGCGAGGTCCAGGTCCCACAGGTCCCAACCCGGCATGTTGTTGCGCACTTCTTGAGTGATCAGATTGCGCGGAGTGGGTACCGGCAGGTGCAACTTGAAGTCCTTCGGCACCGCCTGCAGGTTGATTCGGCCAGCCGAGAATCGACCGGATTTGGTTCCGGCGTCCGAGTCGTAGTTGGTCGCCACCTGGCGTAGCTGCGAGCGAATACGTCGATCGCGACCAGCGCGATCAGCAAACGGGCGATACCACTTGGACACTGCCGACTTGTAGCGGTTGTATTCTTGCAGTTCCTTCGCATGTGGTACCTCGTCCTTGACCATTATCTGGACGGTCTCGGCCGTCAGCTGCGGCGCGCCCTTCTCGGTCACCGCGTACGGCTTGAGGTTCAAGCCCTCGTCAGTAAAGAACCACTTCTTCATCGCCGGTAGCGTCGGTCGAAATGGGAACCCTTGCGCCAGCAGATCCATTTTGGTTTCCAGGACCTGGGCGCACTCGCGGGAGGCGTCGGGGTCGTAGGGCACTCCGGCCAGCTGCATCCGCACCAGTGCGCGGGTCACGTCCAGCTGTGCCTTGATGTGGCGCGTACCTAGATATCCTTCGTCGATCAGGTTCGCTTGGTGCCAGCGCAGCATGTTCGTGTAGATCGCGTCGTTCAGCGCGTAGGGCTTCATCACCGACCAGGGCACTAGGTCGTAACGTGGCTTGGTCTTGGGTCCGAGCCACGGTCCCAGCGCCTGCTGCTCCGCGTCGGCGTCCTCGGCGAACAACCGGACCGCCACCGGCTTTAGCCCGGTCGGTTCCTTTGGCCACAGCTCCTTCGCGACGACCTGGGTATCCCAGCGGAATCGGCCGGTCAGGTTGCGAGTGTAAGTGTCGTTGGTTTGGCCCGCCACCAACATCTGCAGGTCGAACGCGATGTTGTGGCCCGACAGTCCGCCACCTGCCTGGGCGAGCCAGTCTAGCAGGAACCGCCACTCCCTGGACCCGATATCGGCGACCGGCTCCTCGGACTTGGGGTGACCGCCCTGACCGAATGGCCAAGCGCCCGCGTAGATCGTTCCATCAGGTTCGCGCCAGGCCAGCGAGATTACCGAGACCCGTGCGCCGTCGTCGCCGTGCAGGCCGGAGGTCTCGGTGTCGTAGTCGACTAGATCCGGGACCGTTTCGGGCGGTGGCAGAGCAGTGCTGGGCCGCAGGCCGGATAAGTCCGTGATCTTAGGATATATCGGGTGAACGTCTCCTTTGGCTTCCGTCAAATTCTCGACCGTATCTTGGGGTTCGGTGGCAGCCTGGATCATGAGAAGTCACCCGAGTCAAAGGAGACGGTCGCGACGTAATCGGCCTTCACGATCCGGTCGATGTTGACGAACCACTCGCGGTCCGGGACGTCCGGATCGGTCGGGAACAGGAATAGCAACCCGTGCTCGGCCCGCAGGAAGATTTGCTTGTGAGCGACTTGAATCGGACCGCCGACGCCCAGTTCGTACTGCAGGTCGATTATCGGGAATGTACCTGGCTCTCGCGGTCCACCGGTACGTTGCGAGATTTGCATCACTCAGCCGCCCAGCAGACCAGGACCTGAACCGGGGCGTGGACGTTGCCAGGCTCGGTTCGCTTGGTCCGCCAGATCAGCGGGTAGTCGGCGTAGCTCGGCGAACTCTTGAGCGAGTGCACCCGCTGTCGGGCCGCTCCTCGGCTTACGTGCTCCGAGTAGACCGCCCACTTGCCTGGGTTCGCCTTAAGTTCGTCGATTAGCGCCTCGATCTGCGCCGGGGTCCGGCCGATCGTGGAGTTATCGGGGGTGTCATCAGTCCATGTCGTTTCCATATCCCCATTCTAGCCTAGCGGGGATACTCTTGTCTAGTCCATGACACCCGTTGCCGGGGCGTGACTCCTATTGCTCGTACCCTCTGACTTTGGAATCTTCTATTTTGTGTACTCTGTGAACGTTCTCTCTCTGTGAGACCTTTTCGTACGCCGTGCGTAACGTGCGAGATCGTGCGAGATTTACTTATCCACAAGTAGACTGAGGATAAGTGGACTAGATGAGAAGAGAGAGAGAAAACCGGGGGCGGCGCGTCACGCGTAAGACCCAAGACGAAAAACCACAAAAAGTCTCGCACCGGGAGCTGTGAACTGTTCACGCGTTCACCAGATAGCTCCGCCGCAGGTCAGGACATATGCGAGACCGTCTCGACGACCCGCCGACGATAGGACACTGGTACATTCACAGCATAGTAGGTACATAACAATCTGCAGGTAAGCAGCGGTAGAGAGGGTAGGCTAGAAGGTTAGCCGACCTGCGCCCGCGCTACGCGCGTCACGATATCGCACGCGGTCGCATAGCGCCCGGTCGCACGCGGTCGTGCGTGTCGCTCGCGCGAGATATCGCACGCGGTCGCACGCGCGTAGCACGCGGTCGCGCGGGCGCGCAAGTCGGTTAACCGTTTACCCTGCCCTATTGTACCGCCGCTACTCCTGTGGTAGACTATCCGGCATGCACCCCAAATACCAGTACGTACCCGTCTCGAACTACTCCGGCAATCTCGGAATCCACGCCGTCTACCTGCGGGTTCTCGCCGCCGTAGCCCTGGCGCAGGGATACGAGGCCACCGCGAAGGACCTAGCCGGAATGGCCCAGCTCGCCCCGTTCCAAAAGCTCTGGGATCGGTGCGTAGCCGACGCCCGACACGAGACCGCAGGTTTCGTGCAGTACGTCCGCGAGGCACTGCCCGACCACGCCGGTAAGATCTACATCGGTATGACGAGTTCGGACCTGCAGGACACCGCCGAGGCGCACATCTGGTTCCAGGTATGGAAGGAACTGCGCGCCGATATCCAGAAGCTGGCACACAAGATCGCGGTGGCCGAGCCTGGCCAGCGTTGGGGTCGCACCCACGGCCGGGTGACCGGCGAAGTCGTCGATATCGAGCATTTGTACGGCCGCGCGCTGCGCAACCTGGCCGAGGCCGTCGCCCGAATCGACGAAATCCCGCTGCGCGCCAGCCTGTCCGGCCCGGTTGGCAACTACTCCGACTTCTTGACCCGCGAGCAGGCCGACCGAGCCTCCCAGCTGCTGCTGATTCCGCTCGACTCGTACTCGACCCAAACGGCCGACCGCCACCGCTACGCCGAGCTGGCCTTCCAGCTGAGCCAAATCATCGGGGTCTACGAACAACTCGCCACCTTGCACCGGCTCTCGTCGGTCTCCGGCGTCGACGAGTTCTCCGAGGGTCTGACCGACGACCAGAAAGGCTCGTCGTCGATGCCGCACAAGGTGAATCCCATGTCGGCCGAGCAGGTCTCCGGCCTATCTCGGCTGGCCCGATCGAACCTGTCGGCGCTGCTGGAGACCTGGCGCACCCAATGGTGGGAGCGCGATTTGTCGAACTCCTCCGTGGAGCGCGTCGCCTGGCGCGACCTGCTGCACCTGGTCGGCTACTTGACCAAATCCCTGCAAGACTGGGAGTTCGAGTTCGGCTGGGCACCGTTCAACAAGACCCTGAACGAGTCGCCGTTCCACGAGTACAACCGCCGACTGTTGGAGGGCGACGACCCCGAGACCATCTACCGGGAGGTCCAGAGCCGTGGCTGAGCTTCGACCCTACCAGCTGGAGGGGATCGACTTCTTGCAGGAGCAGGGACACGCGTTCCTCGCCGACGAGATGGGTCTCGGCAAGTCAGTGCAGATGGTCCGCGCCAGCGAGGGTTCGACCCTGGTGATCGCGCCCGCCATGGTGATCGACTCCGGCACCTGGAACAACGAGATTAGCCGTTGGTCCGACGACCCCGAGCGGTTCCACCAGGCGACCTACTCGAACTTGACCGCCCGCGAGAAGACCGGCAAGGGCGGCACGCGGCCGACCACCGACCTGCTGCCCGAACTCGACCGGCATTGGGATACGCTGATCCTCGACGAGGCGCACTACGTCAAGAATGCCAAGGCCACCCGCACCAAAGCTATCCGGAAACTCGCGAAGCAGTCCAGCCGCGTCTACCTGGCGTCGGGCACCCCGATTCCGAACTGGCCGCACGAGCTGTTCGTGCCGCTGCAGTTGCTGTTCCCGGTCAAAGCTCGCCCAGGCGGCGAGTTCGGCTCCAAGTGGCGTTGGACCGACGAATGGTTCCGCACGCGGCCGAGCCAGTTCGGCGGCGACTACGCCTACGACGTGCTGGGTCTGCGCGGCTGCGGTCCCGCGTGCTCGCAGCGCTCGCCGCTGGACCCGTGCGAACACTACCACCGGTTCGTTCAGGCGAATCTCGGCGCGCATTTCCTGCAGCGCCTGCGCGACGATGTGCTGACCGATTTGCCACCGCTGACCGAGCAAGTGGTGAATCTGCCGATGAACCCCAAGCAGGACCGCGAGTACGCGTCGATGGCGAAGGACTACTTGGCCACGATCGACGACCAGGACGTGATCGCGTGGTCGTCGGCCGCGAAGAACACCTTCTTGGACAAAATGACCACCGGTCTGGGCGTCGCGCAAGGTCAAGACCCGACCAACTCCAACAAGTTCGACCAGCTGCGCGAGGACCTGTCCGAGCGGTTCCGGCCAACTTTGATCGCGGCGCACTACCAGAACACGGTCGAGGCTGCGGCCAAACTCGCCCGCGAAATGAACCGCAGTGTGGCGGTGATCCACGGCGGCACGGCTCCGCGCCAGCGCCAGCAAATCGTCCAGGATTTCCAGGCTGGCCGGATCGAGGTACTGGTCGGCAGTTTGGATACGGTCGCGGAGGGCTTGACCCTGACTGCGGCCGACATGCTGATCCAACTGGAGACCAGCTACAAGCCGACGCGGAACCAGCAGGTTAAGCGACGGATTCACCGGCTGGGACAGGAGCATCCGTGCACCGTGCGCGAGTACGTCTCGACGCGGCGCAACGGGCGCGCCTGCCTGGACGGCAACAAGCGGGATCTGGTCGCCAACAAGACCGACACCCAGACCCGGACCCTAACGGCCGCACGATTCAAGGAGCTGTTGTGACTTACGACCTTGACCAGTACGACTGGCGCAAGGTGGCGTGCCCGAAGTGCCAAGCTCCGCCAGATATCGCCTGCAGGAGTCGGGGCGGCAAAGGTGGACAGCACGAGTTAAAACAACCCCATTTCGCCCGGAAATTCGAGGCGTACAAACAGGAGTTACGGTGATCTACGACGAATACGCGTTCGACCTGTCCGAGCCGACCCGAACCGAGGTATATTGCAACGGTTGCCGGGTATACCACGCGGGAGAATGCCAGTGATCTGGATATCGACCGACCCTGGTGGCGAACACGTCGGGATGGCGTTCTGGGAGGACGACCGGCTGGTCGACTGCGACGAGTACGACCCGCTCGCGGCCATGCTGATCCTCGACTCCTGGGAACCCGCAACCCTCGTAATCGAGGAGTTCCGGCTCTATCCGAGCAAGGCCAAGACCCTGACCGGCTCGACCATGGAAACCGCGCAGCTGATCGGCGCGATGACCTGGTGGGCTTTCCAGCACAACGCGTTCGTGTACATGCAACCGGCCGCGATCAAGACCCCAACACTTGCTTACGCAAGAAAGCACGAAATCCAACTCACTACAGACAAGGGTGGCCATGCCAAAGATGCCCACACGCACGGAATCCACTACCTCATCCGCTCCCAAGGTCGTCCAACACCTGGATCCGACCTCTTTGGTGGTGGTAACCTACAGTGAACTCGACGCCTACCGGCAGTGCCCGCTTAAGCACAAGTGGAGCTATAAGGACCGGTGGGTCAAGCCGCCGAAGGTCGGCTCGCCACTGCATCGCGGGTCGCTCTGGCACCTGGTGTTGGAATGCCACTACACCTGGATCCAGCGGTTCCCGAACGACCCGAAGGTGAACCCCGCGTTCCTCAAGCGCTGGGTCGACCAGCATCTGCTGTACGACGACGCGGGCGACCAGAACGAAGATCAGGAACTGGTCGAGTGGATGTATGACGGGTACCTGGACTGCTACGGGCTGGACCCGGACTGGACCCTGGTGCAGATCGAGTCGGCGAACCAAGTCGAGTTGCCCGCGCCGGACGGCCACGAGAAGTACATGCTTCGGTTCAAGAACGACCTGTTGGTCCGCGACAAGAAGTCGAACCAGCTGTGGTTGGTCGACCACAAGTCGGCCCGCGACTTCTCGCGCCAGACCGAAATCGACGTCGACGACCAGTTCGGCCTGTATACCTGGGCATTGCGCAAACTCGGCTACCCGGTCATGGGAACCATCCGATCGGACGCGCGCACCCAGCGCAACAAGGGACCCATGACTTTGGAGCAGCGCTTCCGGAGGGTCTCGACGTACCGCACGGACCCCGAGCTGGAGAACATCGCCCGCGACGCCTACGCCACCGCGTCGGCCGCGTGGGGCGACACCCCGCTGCATTCCAGTCCAGCGCCGGACCGCTGCAGCTGGCGCTGCGATTTCCTGGAATCTCACCTGATGCTGCGCAAGGGCGTAGCCGACGAGGCCACGATCCTGCGGGACTTCGGGTTCTCGGTTAACGAGCGCAAGCATCGCGAGTACGAGACCGACTCGGTTCTCGACCTCATCCCAACACCCTAGCTTGCGCCTGTGAACACCGTGTGGTAGAATGTGTAGAGTAAATTAAAGAAACCCCACCTAGGAGGAACAATGAACAACAACACCAAGCAGTACCTGGTAGGCGCGATTGCCGGTGCAGCCATGGCCATCGGAACCTTCGGGTTCGCCGGGATCGCCAACGCCGAATCCGGAGACGTGACCTACCCGAACCGAGTGCAGCCTGATTCGAACGTGACCTACCCGAATCGGATCGAGCCGAACCCCGACGTCTCGTACCCGAACCCGTACGAGGCACCCGGCGTATCGCGTTGCCCGAAGAAGGAGTCGCGGGCAGTCGGCAACTACTGGGAGCGCCAGGAAGACGGAACCTACGCCTGGGTTTGCCGGTACGCCAGCGTCAACGACCGCCCCGAGATTGGATACTGAAAATGGCCAAGAACACCAACAAGCTCGTCAAACGGGCCGAGGCGCTGGAACGCGAGGCGGCGAAGCTGCGCGAAACCATCGTCGCAATGTCGGACCTGATCGACGAGCCGACCGAGAACGGATCGGTGGTCGGATTCTCCAAGCGATTCCGTCAGACCACCGAAACCGCCACCCTGGTGGCCGGACCGTTCGCCAGCACTCGGCCGTACGACTACTACCTGCAGCCGCACACCAACGAGGTTCTGAGCCGCCAGTACGACTACGCCGCGATCCGGTCGGGCAATCACTGGTACGTCTCCGGCCCGAAGGACGGCGCGCGTCGCTTCACGTGGAACCAGCTACTCGAATTCGTCGGCGAGGACTACTGGCACACGGTCCAGGTCCTGCGCGTCGGCAACGATACTTCAACCGAAGGAGAGTAAGAATGCCCAAAATGGGAGCAGATGCGTCGGTCAAGCCGACCGCCGATCCGAAACCGGCGCGGCGCAAGACCGAAACCGAGGAGGCGGTGGACCAGTCGATCAAGCAGTCGACCGACGCCTGGTTCACCACCCTCTCGGACACCAAGGAGTACGTCAAGGCGGTGTTCTACGGTCGCGAAGGAACCGGCAAATCGACCGCCGCAGCGACGGCCAGCCAGAACGGCCGCGTCCTAATCGTGAACTCCGAGGGCGGTCTCAAGAAAGCCGCGCTCCGCCAGCACGGGGTAAACACCGACAATGTGGCGGTGTGGCCGAACCCCGAGACCGACGAGCAGATCACGGCGCGGTCGCTGGAGGAGCTGCACGAGCGGATCCTATCGGCGCTGACCGACGATCCCGACGCGTTCTACGCCGTGGTGATCGACTCGCTTACCGAGGTACATCACCTGCTGCGAGAGCAGGCGACCGACCAGCGCGTGGCCAAATCCCGCGTCGAAGTCGACCCGGACTTCATCGACCGCGACGACTACGGCAAGATGACCAGCCAGCTGCGGAAGCTGATCCGGCGATTCCGGGATCTGCCCTGCCACGTGGTGTTCATCGCGTTGGAGAAGGACGACGAGGACGCCAAGGAGTACCGGCCCGCGCTGACTCCGGCCCTGTGCACCGACGTTCTCGGCTACGCGGACGTGGTGGCGCGGTACGCCTCGCCGGATACCACGTTCCGCGCCCGGTTCAAGGGTACCGACCGGATCCGAGCCAAAGACCGGTTCGACATGTTGCCCGCCACCCTGCCCGAGCCTTCGTTCGTCCGGATCGAGCAGTACGTGTCCGGCGAGTTGGACGCTAAACAGGATACCCTGCTGGGTGCTATGCTGGAGTCCGATCGTGAACGCCAGGAAGCCGCCGACGCGGAGAAGGCAGAGAAGGAGGCCAAGCGCGCCGCCGCGAAGAAGGCACCGGCCAAGCGCGCACCCCGCAAGGCTGCGGCGAAACCCGCCGCCGAAACCCCGGAATCGGAAACCTCCGAGTCCGCCGAATAGACCTACGCCAACCGGCGAGGAAACAAACCCAACAACGAATCAGAAAGAAGTAAAACAGTGCCCAAGCTTACCAAGCAGGTTGCCAAGTCCGTCGATTCCGCCGAGGCCGCGTCCGGCTCGTTCCTCCTCCCGGAGGGTCGCTACGCCGCGCAGCTCAAGTCGGTCAGCCAGAAGGACGGCAACGAGTACCCGTACTGGGTCTGGGAGTTCGAGAACCTGCACGCCGAGGACGGGAGCAAGAAGCCGGGTCGGCAGTGGAACAACACCAGCCTCTCGCCGAAGTCGCTCGGATTCCTCAAGGCCACCTTCGAGGCGTTCGGCTACACCAGCGACTCCGACACTGACGAAATGGTCGGCGAATGGGTCGTGCTCTACCTGGTGCAGGAGACGATCGCCAAGGGACCGAAGGCGGGCAACCTCCGCAACTCGGTGCAGTCCCTGATCGAGTTCAACCCGAACGAGTGGGACTTCGACCCGGAGGAGGCCGGAACGGTCGCCGCCGAGTCGTCGGACGACGAGTACTGATCAACAACTGAACATGGAACGACCCCGGTCCTGAATCCCAGGCCGGGGTCGTTCTGACTCACCCACAACGGAAGGCACCAATGAAGTTACCACACGGACTCGCGAACTTCAAGCCCGAGGACGCGGAATCGGTGGAGCAGCTGATGCTGTACTGGGTCGGCCAAGGGTGGTCGGTATTCCCGCTCGCCCCGCGCTCAAAAGAGCCGTTCGCCGGTACCAGCGGAGTTAAAGAGGCAACCAACGACCCGGCCCAGATCGCGGCCTGGGCGAAGAAATGGCCCGACGCCAACGTCGGCGGGTCCTGCGCAGGCAAACTCGTAATCGACGTGGACCCGCGCAACGGCGGCAAAGAACCCGATGGTCTGCCGCCGACCCGCCACCACTACTCCGGCCGTGGCGACGGCGGAATGCACCTGATCTACTCGCTAACCGACCTGCAGCGCGTCAAGTCCGGATCCAACGTGCTCGGCGAGGGCGTCGACGTCAAAACCGGCGCGAACTCGTACGTGGTACTGCCAGGCTCGGTCCACCCGGACACCGGCAAGCGCTACACCGCCGACGACCAGCCGGTGGTGTTCCTGACTGAGGACGTGCTCAAGCGCATTCGGACCGCGCAAGCCAGCGGTGGCGAGAACGGCGGCGAAGTCCGCTCGATGCTCTCGCAGCTGCTGCGCAACCCGCCGAAGGAGGGCGGTCGAAACGAGTGGCTGGCCAAGATCTGCGGCCACTACGCCAAGAAGTTCCGCTCGCTGCCCGACGTATACTGGACCCAGGTATGGGCCGCAAACGAGCTACTCAAGATCCACAGCACGCCGTTGGACGAGGCCGAGGTCGACAAGACCGCCAAGTCGATTTGGAACACCGAGACCTCCGGGCACCCCGAACGCGACTTCATGGAGACGCTGCGCGAGGAGGCCGGGTGGTTGGTGTCAGGCGATTACCAACTCATGACAGCCGGGTTCGAAGGCGACGACAAGAAGTCCGAGCCGGTGCCCGTCCAATTCGCCGATTTCGACCTCAAATTGGTCGGAGTGTTGAACGACCCCGACGACGGGTCGCAGCTGTACGAGATGCTGTTGCAGCGCTCGCGCGACCACTCCGAGATTCCGATCAACCTGAAAGCGTCGGTGTTCGGCGACCCGAAATCGCTGCGGACCAAGCTGGCCGGTTACGGCGCGATCGTGACCCAGCCCGACCGATTGGTCCACAAGACCCCGGACTGGGCGTCGAAGTTGCACAAATACGTGCAGGACCAGACCGCGCCGGAATACACCCGAGCCGACCACATCGGATGGTGCGAACCCGAGAAGGGCTTCTTGACCTTCGACGGCGTGATCGACAAGAACGGCCCGCGCGGGTGCTCGGTGGCTCGACCGAACCCGGACCTCAAGACCTCGCGCGCGGCCACCCAGCGGTACGGCACCGAAGCTACCGCAGCCGAGGCGCGCGAAATCCTCGCCGAGGTCGTGCAATTCCAAGAGCTGGACGTAGTGACCCAATTCGGCGCGTGGTGGGCCGCGAATTTCGCCAAGCACACGATCCGTCGCTACACTAACCTCTTCCCGATCATGGCGATCGAGGCCGCGTCCGGGTCAGGCAAGACCTCCGGGTTTTTCTCGCTGATGGTGCAGCTCGGCGGATCCACCACTGGCGAGGGACACTACACTATCCCGACCCTGCGGAATGCGCTGGCGGCAAACTACAACGGCGTAGTGTGGGTAGACGACCTGGACGAGCCGCAAAGTTTGCACGAGCTGATCCGCGTGCTCACCGCAGGCGGTACCTTAACCAAAATGGTCAATCAGGTGGTCTCGGTTAACTACAACCTCGTCGGGTCGCTCATCCTGTCCGGCGAGTCGCTGGAATTGCGAGAGCAGAAGGCGATGTTGGACCGCGCCGTCCTGCTCTCGCCGAATAGCCCGACCGACCGCATGTCGGCCAAGGGCGAATACCTGCAATGGAACGACATTGTAGACGTGACCGACCGACTTAACGAACTCGGCGGTGGCGCATCGCTGGCCGGTCACTACGTCACTGCGGTACTCGCGGCCGAGAACGAGATTGCGCGAGCGTGCGGCGAGCTGCGCGCCAAGTCGCCGTCAGGTCGCGAGGGTGCACGCTGGTTTACCCTCGCGGTCGGGTCGCGCATCCTGGATTATCTGCTCACTGGCGACCGCAGCCTGATCGAGTCAGGTGAGGGCAAATATGCCAAGCAATTTATCGAAATGTCCGATAAGGGCGACCCCGTGGACGAATCTGGAGAGGTTAGAATGACGATCAAAGGCGACAACACCCTGGTGCAGAAGATCCTGCCAATGTTCCTGTCGGATTGCGTGATCAACCCCGAGAACCGAAATGCCATCGCGGCCATGTACGAGGAGAACGACGAGTACGAGGTCATGGTGAATATCCGGTCGCTCGCGGAGTGGTGGCGTGACAAGCACAACGGCCGGATTCAGACCCGCACCGAGTCCGAGAATGGCTTGGAGCAGCAGCTGATCGCGCTCAAGAACGCTTACCCAAACTCGGTTACTCGCGGAGTCCGGGCGCGGACCGGCAAAAATGGGCAGGTTCGCCGATTCGCCAGGTTCGACGGCGCGCTGGCTCGCGAAATTGTCCTACGCTCGCAGGACTGACCCTGAATACAGCACGACCCCGGTTCCCAGGAGGGGTGGAACCGGGGTCGAATGCTACTCGCCCTCGCCCTTGTACTTGAAGATCGGCGTCACGTCGACCTGCAGGGCCTGCGCCCCGTCGTTGACCGTGAGCGCCACCGGCAGGTCGTTGGTCCGCAGCAGCGTAGAGCCGTTGAAGATCCCGTACCGGTTGATCACCGTGCCGTTGGGGACCGTGCCGCCTGGAACGTTGATCGTTACGGTCGAGCCGGTGACCACGGCCTTGTTGGCGTCGTCGCCGGTCCCGTCCGCCGCCGATCCCCAGGTCGTGTCGGCGTAGACCGTGCCGACTCGCGTCGACCCGTAGTACAGCCCGATTCGGTTGCCCAGCGCGACGATCGCCTGAGCGCATGCGCGACGGTGCGCCGCGACGTAACTAACTGCCATCACTGGACTCCTTCTTCATTGTGGTTCGCCCCGGTAGGCTCAAGTAGACCACATCTCTGGTAATAGTGTAATCGCCCGACGCGTCGACGACCAGTTCGTCGGCCAAGAACTCGAACGCCGGGGCGTCCGCGTCCAAGAACGGATCGTAGTCGTAGGCGATGTGCATCGAAACGCGCCAGTGTTCCTCGTCGAGGTCGACGGCGAGGACCTGGGTTCCTTGAGGGACCGCCACCACCTGGAACGATGGCAACCACATCTGGATATCTTGGTCGATTAGGATCACTGGCGCGCCTGGATCACGACGACCCCGCGCGCTCCCGCGCCGCCTTGAACTCGCGAAGTGAAGAACCCGCCGTTGCCGCCCGCGCCCGAAGCGCCGGGAGCTTGACCGGCTCCCGCATTGCCCGTTCCGGCCGCGCCGCCCGTTACCGACAATCCCTGGTAGCTGGCGTTGCCGGGACTCGCGCCGTTCTGGTCGCCGCGAGTACCCGAACCGCCAGCGGCCGAGACGGTGGTGATTCCGGACCCCGACACCGAACTGGCCGCGCCCGAGTTCGGACCGGCAAAGTCGGAGTTGGCTGGAGTGGCACCGCCTGCACCAACCGCTACCGTTAACGAGATGGCGGTCAAGGCAATGTCGACTCCGCGCTCCAGGGTTACCGTCACCCAGGACGCGCAGTTTCCGCCCTTACCCGCTTGGCCGTTGCCGCCGTTGCCGGTCTGGCCGGACGCGCCGCCACCGATCAGCACCAGGTCGATGTACCGGCACCAGTACGGGATCGTGTAGGTACCCGCCGTGGTGAAGGTTTGGTTGATCGCGGACTTCGCGGTCCAGCCATCGGTCGCCAGATCCGCGCCGAGTGCCGATTCCCACGGCCGCAAGCCAGCCTTGCGAGCAGTCGACAGGTCGATTCCGCGACCCTGGTCAATACCCAGGACGCGATACTTGGTGTTGGCCGTGTCGATGCCGCGACCTTCGTCGAATACACGTGGACCTATTCGCGCCAGATCCGAACCTAGTCCCGTTTCGCTTCCGGTAAATTTCGGATGCATGGGTAGCCGGTCGATACCGACGCCCGTGTCCGAACTTAGAAGCGGCGAAGACAGGCGTTCACGAGCTATGTCGGAACCGCGACCCTGGTCTATGGGACGTTCTTTCGACCGCTGGACCGCCGCGTCGATGCCGATTCCGGTGTCAATCAAGGTGTTCTGAATGGTTGCCCACCAGCCCTTGATTGGCAGTTTCGCGGCTACCGGACCCTCCGGCGACCAGCCGCTCATGAGTCCACCGATAGCGCGTACCACGGGATGAAGTCGTTAATCATCGACATGTCATCGAGGTTTACCGAAGTTGGCATCGCGGTTAGCCCGCCGAGGGCGTAGCAGCTGGCGCGCAGCAGCACCGAGGACGGCCGGGATACGCCACCCTGCGGGACGGCCGCGACGTTTCGGGTCGAGCCGCCCAAACTGGGTTGGCGCTGCATATGACCGACAAACACGATCGACGCGGGAACTACCGGGATATTCGGGATAGCGACTTCGACCTCTGCTCGGTCGTCGCCGATCGAGTTCTTGAGGTTCGAGGACAACCAGATCCGGCTGAGGGTTCGCGAGGAAACGTCGAACGAGTAGAGGCCGAGCCAGTACTCGTCGATCGAGAACACCAGCGAATCCGGGCCGGTAATGAACCGCAGTTTGCGCGCGGTCCCGTTCCGATCCGAGACAATCGGGGTGAAATACGCCGATCCGGTGCTGTTGCCCGCCACATTGTTCGCGGTCGGCTTGTAGCTCGGTAGCGCCTTTTGAATCGTGTGCGAGTGCGCGCCGTCATTGAAACTGTGAGTATGGGGTCCGGCCGTCGTGGTCCCGCCCGACCCCGTAGTCCCGGAGACGGTTACCGACCCCGTACCCGTAACCTGCGGGATCAACAGGGCGCGCGGGACCGACACCACGTCGTTCAGGTTCGAGACCCAAGCCTGGGTGGCAATTGCTGCAGCCTTTAGTTCGGCGATGTTGGCCAGCGCCGCCGAGGCGTCCAGCTGCGCCTGCACCGCCGTGGTCTTGGCCGTGATCGCGGTGTTCTGCAGACCCGCCACTTCATTGAGCATAGCGAGCAGGGCGTCGGCGATGTTGTCCCCAACGAACGGGACACCGCGAATACCCTGGATCACGTTCTTGATCACCGACAACACCTGGTTGCGGATGCTATTCAGCGCGTCGCTCAAGCCGTTAACCAGGTTCTGCGGGAGCTGGCCCAGCAGCGAGGCCGGGTCGTGTAGCAACTGGTCGATCAGGTTGGTGAAGTTCGCCGCGCCGTCCTCGATCCCGCCGAGCATATCGCCGAACTCGTCGGCCAAGTCGAGGATCCGGTCGAGCAGCGAACCGGACCCGATGATGCCCAGCGCCGACAGGGCGTTGTTGACCAATGCCTCCAGGTTGTCCCACAAGCCGCCCAGCTGCGGCAGTAGGTCCTTGATCCACTCCATCGGTAGCGAGGTCGCGGTCTTGCGCAGCTCCGCGTCGTCGAACCAGACGTTGCCGCCCGTGGCGTTGGTAGTGCACTCCAGGTAAACCCGCACGTGGTCGGTATTGGCCGGGGTCGTGTAGTCGCCCGCAATTTTGGTCCAGGTCGCCGAGGACGCGGGACTGGTGATCGCGCCGATTACGGTGTCGGCCAACTTTAGGTCGCCCTGGTACGCCGAAACGACCAGCCGGTATAATTGGCCGGTTCCGGTCGCGCCGTCCCAGCGCACCCACACGGCCGTCTCGAAGTCCTCGTCCGGTCCGGTCTGTACCGCGTTGGAAGTCAGGACCTTACGCGTGCCGTCGCCTGTGGCGCGGGCCGATCCGGGCGTCGTGCGCCCCATCGCCTCGTCCCAGAACCAGACGCCCTCGCCATCCATGGAGATTGCGCCGTCGAACTCCGGATTCAGCAGCAGGTTCGGCTGGGTCAAGGTAAGCGACCCGAGCGGCACCGAGGGCAACCGCGACAGGTCGATCAGCCCACCGGCCAACGACTTGATCGTGTTAATCACCGACTGGATAGCCAGCAACGCCACGTCGTCGCCGTCGTAGACGCCCTCAAACGCCTTCATCAGGTCGTTGAAACTCGCGCCCAGGTTCAGGAACCAGTCGGAGAAGTCGTCGAGCCAGTCGCCGGTCTGTTCCTCGATCCACTCCGGAATCGCGGTCAGGTCGCCCTGTAGCGTTTTGAGCAGCGCGTTAATGAACCCGCGCAACGGGCCGAGGTCCGCTCCGGTGGCCAGGTACTTGGCCAACTCCTCCGCGTTGCCGAAGGTGTCGTTTTCCGGTGTAGCAGGTGGCGGAAAGTAGAACCGCCGAACCATGCCATCTGGCAGTTCCTCTGGCACGTTACCTCACTCGAAGAAGTCGGACTCGCAGCTGGGCCTTATCGTTGCGTCCGCCCCAGCCGAAGAGAATACCGGCGATCTTAACGGCCGAGACGTACAGGGTGACTTCGGTTCCCGGTTCGATCACACCGGTCGAGGAGGTCGGGTCGATGGCCACGTCCGAATGCGCTCGGAACGCCACTTCCCGCCAGCCTTCGCCGTCCTGGCCCTTGCCGTACCCGACCAGCGGGCCGTTAACCTGCGGGTTCGACGGCGTGCCGATGTTCGTGCGAATCTCGACGTCGATCTGATGGCCTGGCTTGGCGTTCAGGTCGACACCGCCCGTGAAGTCGAACCGGTAGCGGAACGCCTTGGCCGGAATCACGACGGTGAACAGCAGTTGCCGCGTGTCCGAGCTGGCCTTGTTGAAGTTGGGGAACCCCGAAGGCGGAACGACGTATTCCTCGATCCAATAACCACCCGGCGACCATTGCAGTTTGTTCGTGTCCGCGTCGTGGACCAGGATATCGCCATCGCTCGGCGCGATTTCGGGGTCCACGTCTACCGACGTGTAGATCGAACCCGAAGGTCCGGTGTCGCCCTTGTCGCCCTTTGGAGGGTCTGGCAGATCCAGGTCCAGCGTGTAGTTCGGCGAGGTTCCGGAAACCCGAACACCGAATTGGGCGTCTTCGGGAACCTCGCCACCCACGGTGAGCGATCCGGCCTGCAGGTTCGGCGGAGGTCCGGGCGGTCCGGGAGTCGAGAACACGTCGGCGTAAATGACGAACTCGTCGCCGTCCCAGACGTACTGGTCGTTGGTGTCGGTGTTGCGGTAGGACCAGTTAAGGTTGGCCATCGACAGCACGGTCGCCAGCGACTGCAGCTGCGCCGTGGTCTTCTCGCCCTTATGGATCGCTCCGGGCGGACCCGATGGACCCTGTTTGCCCTCATACGCCGGTAGACCCAGCTTGGCGCGCGCCGCGTTGCCGTCCGGCCGGTAGCGCACGTGCAAGTAGGTCTCGGTCATGGGTGGCGAACCCGCAGGCTGCGGGATGCCGTAGATTTCCAGGTCGGTTGTGATCCGTTCAATCGGGTCTTCCGGCACGGTTAACCACCTTCTCCTTTAGTAGCTTCCAAGCCTCGTCGGAAGTCTCCGCCAATACTGAGATGCCGGTGACCCGGTGGGTCATCTTAACCACCTGTTCTGGCTTCTCCCCTATCAGTCTAACATCTACGTCGCCCAGATCCGGATTTTTCGCCCACTCGGCCAACTCGACCCAGCCGCGTTTTTCGCGATCCCAAACCAGCCCTTGCGAATAGTTGCAAATCGCCTGCGCGAGCAGATTGGAAATCCCGGACGGGATCGGCGCGTATCCGCCGTTGGACAGCGGCGTGTTCTCCAGGAACGTCGCCAACGATTCGACGGTCTGGTCTTCCAGCGCGTAGGGTTCGCTCATCGACCGCACGTCGGTTCTGGGTAAGTTTTACGCGAGTTGTTCAATCGAACACGCTCGGCGTCCACCTTTGCGTACTCGCGATCCAGGATCGCGGCCTGGGTGTTGTACCCTACCAACGCCCGGAGAGAATCTGGCCGCGAGGTGGACTCCGAAACCTCGCGGATCACGCGGTTGATGTTTCGGCGCGCTTGCGCGTCGAGTGCGTCCTCGTGTTCGTCAAGGGTGCGCTGTTGCGCGGTCAGGTCGGTGTTGTACTTGAGCGCTTCGCGAAATTGGCGGTCGCACTCTTCGGATTTATCCGCCGATTGTTGTACGTTGACAATCGTCATCAGCGCGACCAGCGACAACGCCACCGCCGCAATGGTGAAGTTGCGCGAGGTCGCGCTGATGAACGGCACCAAGATACGGCGTCCGCGAATGTACAGGTATCCGAGTTCGGTAATAAACCCGATCGAGAAGGAAACCAGCGCCACGATTAGGTAGTTCATTTAACTATTCCTCGTCCTCGTTTTCGTCGTCCTTGGATCCGCCGTCGCGGTTCGAAGCGGCCACGATGCCGAGCAGCGTCGATAGTATCGCCATGAACGCCAGCCCGATGGTTTCGGGTGGGTCGTATGTCGGATTCGCCATGTCCAGGACCAGCGACCCGGCCCATAGTGCGCCGACAACAATCATTAGGGCGTATAGAACCCGCAGGTTCGTCGACGCCCTCTTTTTCTTTACCACGCGGCACCCTTTCGAAGATCACTTAGTCCACGCATCCTAAGTTCGACGAATTAGTTACGGGTGTCGATGGCGGAAGCGGAATCGGTTTCCCCCAGTGGACGGACGGCCAACACCTTGAGCAGCGTAATCAACGCCAACGAACCAGTAATCCCGGCCGCTTGCTCCCAGTCCAGGTCGAATAGGTTAATGCCACCGAAAGTGGCGACCAAACCTGCCGCAGTAGTGGAAACGATGCGTTCTAGGGCGTCTTTCCAGAATTTGACCGTGTACATTTAGACTCCTGCCGTTTCGTTGAAATCAACAATGACGCCGGATGGCGACCACCGAAGTGTTCCCCCCTGGAACAACTGCCGAATATTGTCGGTACCCTCGACCTTCTCCTCGTTGGAGAGCGGATACCCGAGTCGGCTTTGCTCCCAACCCATCGCGGCGTAGTTCTTACCGATTTCGCCATGGACGTAAAAGCCCTGGGTCTTGCCAGCTTGAACCAGCAGCGTGCCGCCCTGGAACGCCTGAACCGAACCACCTTGAACGACCTTGTGCCGGAGAATCGGGAACCCGAGTTCGCCAGCCTCCCAGCCCAGCGCCGCCCAAGATTCGAAGATGCCGCCGTGCGGGACCGCGTAGGCCGCGTTGGTTCCGGACTTCCAGTAGACGTGCGCGTTCTCGTATTCGACGAACCGACCGATTTCCTTGCCGTTGCGACGCACGATGGATTCGCCCGCGTTACCCGCCACTGCCAGACGCTTGCCGATCCAATTCTTGGCGACTGCCGCTTCGGCCTCGATCAGGTTCGGTGCGGGCGCGAGGAATGACTGAACGCGTCGGATGAACTCGGCCCAGGGGAACCCGGTTCCAGGGTCGAAGTGGCCACCACCGCGCGACCCGAACGCCACGTGCCCGCAGACGCCCTTCTCGTTCGGCCAGTTGTTCGCGTTGTAGACGACCGCGCCGACCTGTTTAGCTGGGACACCCCACCGCTGGCAGGCCGCAGCAGTGGCGCGTGCCATTCGCCAGAGCATGGCGTTCTCGTCGAGACCGTCCGAGGCGTCGGTCGAGAGCCACCGCGAGGAGGTCCACTCGGCGAAGGTTCCCGCGCCGCAGATGTGAAACGCCACCCCATTGGCTCCGGATGCGGCCCACGGGGCGTCCTCCAGCTCGACCATGAGCACGGTGTCTTCGTCGTCGATCGCGAGGTTGTACGAGACCTCGTTGTTGTTGCAGTAGTTGGTCAGCGAAACGGCCGTGCCGTTGCCTTGCTGAGTGTGAATGCCGATCTGATTGGTCGTCGAGCGTCGCCCGTTGTTGTTATTGCCGACCATACGCTTGGTGATACCGAAGTCAACCACGTTGGGAATCTCCTTTAGAGGATCAACCGGCTTGGGTGCCAAAGGAGAGCGATCGACTCCCCATTGCCCGAAGTCGTTCGTTTGAGTTTCGTTGATATCGATGCCGACCCCGGCGACGTTGCCCGAGTCGACCTGAACCTGGCGGATATTCACGCCCGCCACCCACTGGACCGGCAAGGCCGAATTCCAGTTGCCGTTTTTGTCGTACCGCGACCAACCGCAGGTCTGCCAGCGCCAGCGGAACCCGTCTTCTTCGGCCCACCACATCGACCGCTGGCCACCATAGACCCCGACCCACTCCTTGCCGATTATCGAGGCGATACCCTCCAGCCACGGCAGAACCAGTTTGTTCCAGGTCTGCAGGTCGACGTCTTCGTCTACCGAGAAGTAAATCGGCGTGTATCCTGGGCCTCCGAACTGGAAGTGCGCCGCGAGTGCCGCTTTACCGTCCTCGATGCCGCCCGTTCGCCCGCGCCGGAAATCGGCGGTCGGACCCTTGCCGCGCTGCCAATTCGAGACCAAAACCAGACCGTTGGCGCGGAAATCGTCGGCTTCGTTTTTCGTGAGCGACTTGTTGACTAGGCCACGATCCGGCGAGTTGCACAAATAGCGAATCGCGCCAGCGTATCCGGCCTTTTTGATGGCTGCGGCTCCGGGTCGACCGCCCGAATAATCAACAAGCTTCATGATGCTCCTACGTAGCAGGTAGTTCAAGTGTAACACCTTGAGGGAGAAACTCGCGTTAATTTAGGGTTGTGCCCGCGATTAGGAATATGGTAGAATAGTAATAACAGCGAGAGAAAAGGAAACACACGAAATGTTCATTCTGGAATCCACCAACGAAATCGCAATCGCCGAGCAGAACGTCGCGAACCTGATGGATCGGTTTGGTCTCTCGTACGGCGAGGCTCGCATGAAGTACGAGAATGATTTCCAGGTCAGCTGGTAATCCGCCCCACCCTTCCATCCGAGAGGAAATCCCATGAAAACTCAGATCCCGGACGTTCCGGCCACCACCAAGCAAATTTCGTTCCTTACCAACCTGATGCAGCAGTGGGCCGACCTGAAAGAACGGATCGGCGAGCCGGTCGACGCGGCCGCGATCGACGAGCGCAAGAGCTACTACGCCAGCAAGGCCAGCAAGTCGGAGGCGTCCAAGGCCATCGACGCCACCCTGTCGGCAATCGCTGACCTCAAGGAGAAGGCGCGCCTGCTGGACATCCGCACGGACGCGGCTACCCCGATCGAGGGTCTGCCCTCCGCCGAGGAAGTCCCGGCCGGATGCTACGCGCTGGACACCGAGACTCCGAACTCGATCAACCGGGTGGCGTTCTACCAGGTCGACCGTCCGACCAAGGGCAAGTGGGCCGGGTACGCGTTCGTCAAACTGCAGGTGGCGGACGACTTGCAACGGATGCACCAGAAGGCAGGGTTGGCCATTCTGCGCCGGATCGAGGCAGTCGGCGCGGACGCGGCCAGCGCCCGCTACGGCCGCGAATTGGGTATCTGCGGCGTCTGCGGTCGAACCCTCACCAACGACGAAAGCCGCGCAGCCGGGGTTGGTCCGGTATGCCGCAGAAAGATGGGATGGTAATCACTCCGAGAGGGCGACTCGGTTAATCCAGGAGAAGCCCTTTCGCAGCTTGCCGAGCGCGATCGATCCCGGTTCGCGCTCGGCATCCGGGCTGCCGATCTGCAGCGTCAGCTTGCCGCGCACGGTCCGCGAGTCTTCGTAGGCAATCTCCTTGAGCCGATCAACCTCGACCGTGCCGTCGAACAGCTCGACGCCGACCGGATCGCCGGGGTTCAGGTCCTTACCGGCGAAGTATGGCCCGCCATTGGAGACCTCGATAGCGTGGCTCACGTAGCCGCGCGTCTTGTAATGCGCCGACTTCATACCCGCCACAGTTAGCAGCGACAGTCCGGTCGAGGACGACTCGGCGAAGGTCTCGCGCAGACGCCACGGCCCACCCTCGTTCGCGCGGCCGAGGTCTTCCGTCGAGTGGAAGGCCATCACCGTGTCCTTGACCAGCGACTCGAAGATGCCGATCTGCAGGCCGGGTACGCCAATCGCGGTACCGAGCGCGCCGATAGCCATGTTCGCGCCGGTAACCAGAAGTGTATTCACCCACTCCGGCGACTTGCCACCAGCGGTGACGCGGGAGGCGGTCGGGATATGGGTGGTCTGTTCGAAACTCGGAATCGGCGAGTATTGGCCGGTCGTGTAGCAGGCAAACGGCTTGCCGGGTAGCATGCCGAACGCCTTCTGCAAGTAGTCCTTGTAGTTGTCGTCGTTCAGGATCGGGTAGAAGATCCACTCCAGCGCGTCGTCAGCCATTACCACGCCAGTACGGAATAGCCCGTCGACCAGGGTTCCGGTCAGCCCGATCGGCGCGCCCTTCTCGATGAAATCGACGACCAGGGTCGGCTTGTCCAGTACCAGGAACTCTGGGAACGGTTGCTCGTCGCCCGCGTCGGGGTCGAACAACGTGGCCGTAATCGTGATCCCCTCAGTCTCGCATATCTCGGTAAAGGCGTCCATCGCCTTGTCCATGCGCCAGGACGCGGTAATCCACGTCGAGGTATCCTTGACCAGCTTGTTTCGAGGGTTGACGATGATCGGGTGCAGCGCTTTACCGAAGAGGTTGTACGTCTCCAGTTTGAGTAGGTCGCCGGTCGGGATCGTGTAGAAATCGCCCTGCAGGCGGAAGAGGTTGGCTTGCAGCGCTGCGGCCATGTTGGTGATCGCCGGTCCGACCGCGTACCAGTAGTGAATCGGCTGAAACTCGGCGGGCAGGAACGGCACCGGCCAAAGGTGGATCCAGTTCAGGTACTCCAGGCAACCGACGCCCGAAACCTCGATGTAGCGCTTGAATCCTTGCCGAACCCGCTTGAAGTCGGTGATCAGCCACATGGTCCGATAGTACGGCAGTTGCACGACCACCGGTCGCGCCTGGCCCTTGGGGAACCCGTAGAAATACTCGCGGTAGAACTCATCGTCGGGCACCGTAAAGGTAATCGAACCCGGCGCGGACTCCTTGTCGTTGAACTTGAGGTCCCGGTAATCGCCGGAGACACCCCATAGCCGATTGTTCTTGTCGCGTAGTTGCAACTCGGCTTTGGGGTGCGCCAGCAGGTCCCGTTCGTCCTGCTCGTCGAGTGTGAGTCCGGCGAACGCCTGCCGGATATCGAAGCTCACAGAAGACCCTCGATCCTGATCGCCGCGACGCCCGACAGTTCGGTGTTCGCGTTGCCGCCTGTTACCTCGAAGTCTACCCGAGTCGGAGTGCCGACCGGCAGTGGCGAACGGTACTTCGCACCCTTGAGCAGCGGCAGGAGGTTACGGCGCTCGCCGTTGTCGCGCACCGCGCGCACGGTCGGCCGCGCCTCGTCGGTGTTAACCAACAGGGTCTCGTCGGCCAGGATCGGCGGGTGCGTCACGTCGTTTCCCTCGAACCGGATACGCAGCGTACCCGGTCCCCTAAACGTGAACTGCGGCCACGAGTAGTATTCTGGCCCCGCGTCCAACACGAGCGAGCCTTTACCCGTCAGCTGGTCGTTCTTCCAGGAGTCGTGCGAATCCGCCACCCTCGCGAGAGGTTGTTCGACGATCAGCGTTACATCCAGCTCCAGCCCGCCGTTCGCGGCCGGGTCTGATCCGATCGATGGCTTGATCATGCCACGCCGGACCGCGACCCAGCGCCAGCCGGTCACGTTGGTATAGATCGCGAGCCAACCGACGCGGCCTCGTTCGACCAGGCGCTTGAACCACTCGCGGCGCATGCGCAGCCCGTCGATGCCGGTCTCGTCCTGCAGAATGAACATAGGCAGTTCGAGTTCGGCGTGGTCCACGGTCTCGCCGACGTACTCCTCGCCCCACTGTCGCGCCGCAGCGTCGAACAGCGCCTTGACCTCGACGTGTGCCAGGTTCTCCGGCTCGTGGCCCAGCCAGATGTTGAACCGGCCCGCGTCGTGACCGCCCGAGAGCGGAATTACCACCCCATCCGGCGAGATATACCAGACGATGGTCTGCCGCGTGATCGGAGGCGAAAACCCCATTAGTTCCAACCTCCCAGGAGTACATCGGACTTGGCCACGTCGCGCAGCGTCCGGTTGATTCGGCGGACCTGATCGTCCACGTCGATAGCTTGGACCGTCAGCTGGCCGACCAGAGGAGCGTCACCGCGACCGCCCCGCTTGCCCGACGTCGAATTATCGTCGTCTCCGAGGGTCGGAATGGCCACCTTCACGTCCGAGCCGTTCGAGACGCGCGGAGAGAAGTTCGCCTCCACCATGTCTTCGAACGCGGAGGTCTGGCGACCCGACAGCACGCGCTCCGGCTCCAGAACGTTCTTGGCCATCAGGCCGGTTCCAACACCGACCCCGCCACGGTCGTACCAGTTGTTGGCCTCCCAATGCGCCCGCGCACCAGCCGGGGTCGTGTACCGGTCTTTGATGTACTTGGCCCCGGCGCGACCCTGGATATCGGCCGCGACCGGCTCGGCTTGCGGCAGGTACTGGTCCTTGGTCGAACCCAGGAACTGGAAGTAGCCGTACGCGCCCGAGCTGGGATTCTTGGCGTCCTTGCGCCAGCCCGACTCCTTGCCGACGATCCAATCCACGTCGGCCCATGGCTGGCCGGTGTCCCAGCCGTACGGCTTGAACTGCTCCTGCACCAGTTGCTTATCGGACTTGGGCGGCTGGGTCGTCGACGGCGGAACCGTGGCCTGGCTAGCGCCGGGTGCGGGCGTGGGTGCGTCCTGCACCTTGTCCGCGCCCTCCTTCGGCTTGGTCGTCGGCGTATTGTTCGACCCCGGAGTGGCGGTCGAGACCGACTGGCCCGAATTCGGCGACTCGGTGGACTCCTTCGCCTTGTCCTTGCCGGTCGAGATATCGAGCTTGTTCGGATCGTACAGCCAGGTGTCCTTGAACCCCAAGAAGTCGGCGAGGTCGTCGAACTGCTCGGTCGCGGCCTTGCCGACCATCTCGCCCATAGTGGGCAACTTGTCCGACTCGGTGCCGGTGGTAGTGGTCGACCCCGGCGTCGTGGTCCCGTCGATGTTCGGCGCGGTCGGGATGGTGTCGGCTCCCGGCTTCTGGTTCTCGTACGGGTTGGTCTCCGAACGGGACTTGAGCGGCTCGACCTCCAAGAACGCGAAGGTGTCGAAGTACGAGTCGTTCCAAGCTGCGGCTCCGCCACCCACCTGGCCGTTGCCGCGATTGCCGCCCATCTCCACGTTGGTACCGTCCGGCAGGGTACCGGCCGTATGCCCGCCAGCGGGTCCGCCGTTCTTCCAGCCGATCCGCAGCGATCCGGCCGGACCCTGGCCCATCTTGAACCCGAAGCCCGACAGCGCGTCCGCCTCGTTGCCCGTGGCGAACCGACCGCCCCACGGGTCGAGTCCCACCGCGAACCGAGCGATAGCGGACTGGGTACCCGAGCAGTCGCCCCAATGGACGCCGCCCCAAACGTACGGCGAACCCTCCAGACCCTGTTGGCGCGGGAAGTTGTTGATTTCCTCCGGCGTGCGCTTCTTGCCTACCGTGCCGCCCTCGGCGTAACGCGGCAGGTTCTCGAGCATAGCCGGATCGAGCTGGCCCGAGTTCAGACCGGCGACCACGGCCGCGCCGCCCTTGGCCATTACCTTCTCCTTGACGACGCCCTCGCCGTTGGAGACGAACGCGGTCGCCATGAGCGTACGCGGGTCGATGCCCAGGACGAAATCGTCCGTGCCGTTGCCGGGTCCGAAGACTGCACCACGTCGGTCGACTCCAGCGACACCACCCGTGGCGAGTCGCGGAATCTGCGGAACCCCGATAGTGGATCCGCCGATCTTGCCGACGCCCGGAATGTGGGTGTCAATCTCCGGGAGCTTGAATTGCAGCGAGTTCCACCCGTCGATGATCCAGTTGATCGCGGACTTGAACGCGTCCTTGAACCCGTCCCACATGCCCTTAGCCGCGTTGGCGATTCGACCGGGTAGACCCTTGACGAAATCAACCATCGCGTTAAACCCGTTGACGGCCATGTCCTTGACCTCGACGACCTTATCGCCGATCCAGCCGATCCCCTGCTTGATCAGGCCGAAGGTCACCGACGCGCCAGACCAGAAGAAGTCGATCACGGACTTGATGCCGTTGAAGGCCGGAACCGCCACATTGTTCCAGAGCCAGCCGATTACCGCGCCGACTCCGGACAGCACTGCCCGGAAGGCGTTAAAGTAGATCTGGACTCCGGCCCACCAGAACCCGATTACCGCCTTGATCCCGTTAAACGCGGGAACTGCAACGTTGTTCCAGAGCCAGGAGATAACCGAGCCGACGACGCGGATCGCGGCCGTGACGAACCCGAACTTGGCTTGCAGGAACCCAAGGATGCCGATCACGATTCCGACCGGGCCGGTAAACACTAGCAGGATTCCGGCGAAGATCTTCCAATGGTCGATCACGAACCCGATCGCGGTCTTGATCCCGTTGAATGCGGGTTCGATCGCGTTGTGCCAAAGCCACATCGCTATATCGCCGATCTTCTGGAACACGCCCTGCATGAACGGCCATGCGGTTTGGGTAAACCAGTTGACGACAGCCGAAACTGCCGCCTTGATTCCACCCCAGATCTTCTCCCACAGCTTTCGGCCGGTCTCGGTCTTAGTGAAGAACGCCCACAGCGCGACGCCTGCGGCGACCACCGCAATCACGATCCAGGTTAGCGGGTTCGCCAGCAACGACGCGGTGAAACGCCACATCGCCGAAGTCTGCAGGTTGGTAGCCAGCGTCGATAGGTTCATCGCGGTGGCCATGCTGCGCCACGCGCCCGCCATGCGAGTAATCGCGCCCCAGGTGCTCGCTCCAGCGGCCCGCGCCTGTGCGATCGCGTATTGGGTCAGCGCCGGGAGAACGAACACGCTAATGGCTGCGGCCAGTGCGCCGAACGCTACCTTGTTGTCGTTTACGAACTTCGCGGTCTTAGTCAGCGCGCCGATGATGCCACCGGCCAGCGTAGTGGCCAGGTTCTGAACCGTGCGCTTGAACGACTCAATCCGACTCGCCGCGTTGTCGTTGAGCGTATTTCCCATCCGCTCGGCCGCGCCGGTCACGTCGCCCAGGCTCTTAACGGCCGTGGTCGGATCCATCGAGAACAGCGCGTCGCCCAGGTCCTCGGCCTTGGTGCCGAACAACCCGACCGCAGCCGCGTTCCGCGCTACTGGATCCTTCATCGCCCGCAGGCGATCCAGAACCATGTCGAGTCCCTCGGACGCGCCCTGGCCACCTGCCGCCATCTTGGCGGTCATTTGCTCCGCGTTCAGCCCGAGCTGCTGGTACGCCGTCGCCGAAGTCTTCGACCCGTCCTGCGCTCGGATCTGGAACTCCTTTAGCGCGTCGGCCACGAAATCGGAGTTGCGCGCGCCAGCGGCCATCGCCTGGTTGATCAGGCCCATGGCCTCCTGGCCGGAAAGCCCGAGACCCTTAAACAGCGCCGGGTACTCGGTCATAGTGTCCAGCAGGTCCTGGCCCTTGTCCGCGCCCTGCTGGAACCCGCGAGTCAAAATGTCCATGGCGGACTGCGCATCGGGCGCTAGTCCGTTCTTGAGCATCGACCCGACTGCAGCGGTAGCGCCGGACAAGTCCTGGTCGAATGCCGAAGTCAGGTTCATCACCGACTTGGTGACGTTCTCAATCTGCGCGGTCGAGGCGTCCTCGTCGACCAGACCCTGCTGCCATACGCCCTTGAGCGCTTCGTTTACCTCGCCCAGATTCTCGCCGTACGCCTGCCCGTAGATCCGGGCGGCAATCCCGCCGAACTCCTTGGCCATCGCCGGGGTCGCGCCCAGCTGCGCCGCGAGCTTGTCGTTCAGTGCCTCGTTGTCGAACGACTGGGCGATGGTCGCGCCGATACCGGCGATTCCGGCCGCGCCAGCGGCCAATCCGCCCATTTGCTTGGTCAACGCACCAAGTCGCGAGGCGAAACCCTCAGTCGAGTTCCCGGCCTCGTCCTGCGAGTCGCCCAGGTCGTCGGTCGAATCCTCGGCCTGGCGTTGCGCATTCTGCAACAGCAGGGTGCGGGTACGCACGTTGTCGGCCGCGCTCGCGGCCTGCCGCCGCGCTCGTTCGAGGCGCTCCTCGGCTGCGGCCAATCGCGCACTGTCGGTGACGCCACGGTCGCGAAGATCTTGGAGGGCGACCTCGGCGACGCGGACCTGGCCGTTCGCGTTCGCGGCTGCGCCACGGGCTTGGACCAACTGCTGCTCGGCCCGGATCACGGTCCGGTTCGCCGATGCGCCACCCTCACGTGTTTGTTCGAGCTGCTGCTCGGAACTGCGGACCTGTTCGACGGTCCGGTTATGCGCTCGACGCGCGGCCTCGGCGCGCTCTTCGGCGCGGGCGATCTGAGTCGCGGTCGCGTTGGCGTTGTTGCGCGTCTGCTCCAATGCCGCCTCGGCGACCCGGACGGCTCCGGCCGCGTCGGCTTCCGCGTCACGAGCACCGGCCAGCTGGCGCGATGCTCGTTCGATGTTGGACTGTTGCGCGCGGAGAGCAGCGGCCGTAGCCTCGCCAGCCGCTTGGCCGGACTGCTGCCCTCCGCGCCGGAACTCGCGGGTCATCGCCCCGGAGGCTTGGCGGGCGGCTCCGGAGGCACCCCGAACGATCGTTGCGCCGAAGTTCTGCAACGAGGGGTATACCGGAACCCAGATCCCGCGAACTGCCATTCCGAGTCTCCTTACAACGCGTCCAGGATGGCCTTTGCCTCCTCGTTCGTGAGGTCTCCGCGATCGCCGTACTTGACGACCGTTCGATCCTCCGACCACGGGTAGGGCAGTGGCTTGTCCCTCTTCATTTTAGCCGATTTATCCCCGTTCGACCTAGCAATTCGAACAGCGGCCCATTCGACCATGAACACGAGACGCCACAAGAGCCACTCTGTCCAGGACCACGGGTGTTTGCCATCGACCCAGTTGTTCGGCGCGTCGGCCGGTAGCCAGTCGATAAGGACTCGCAGCTTACGAAGGGTGATTTCTCCCCTCCAGTAAGCTGCGAGCACGTCCCACCCGTAGGTCTGCTCTAGCGCTGCTTCGAACGCTTCTGGGCACGCCGCGATGAGCGATTGGGCCGTGTAGGGTTTCCCTGGTTCTCCTCGGTGACCTTCTTCTGGTAGTCAGTGAAAGCCTTGAGGAACATCCAGGATTCGCCGCCAGCCTCGACGAACTTGTCGTACTGCGACTCGCCCAGGTACCACGCGGCGACGTCGGCGTCGAACCGCAGTGGCGAAAGCTGGTCTTTTTCGTCGTCGGTCAGGAACTGCGGATCGCGGACGATCCAGTCCTTGTCCTTGAATCGGAACGAGAACGTGTCGCCCTCGGTCTTCTCGAACACCTGGTCGTCGAATTCGAACTTATAGAGGTTCGCGCCGTCCTTGGCGCGCGCTTCTTCGCGCTGGGCGATGATTGTGTCGAGGTCGATATCGGCCATTTTGCAGGTTCTCCTTGCGGGCTGCAGGTCAGTGGTTAACTAATAGAAGGCGGTGACCGGGGCGCTGACCTGCTAGCCCACCCCGGCCACCACCAGCTTACGCGACCGTTGCGCGGGTCGCGGTCAGGGTACCGGTCAGATCGGCCGACAGGACGATCGTGTACGGTCCGCCAGCCGTGCCGGTGACGGTGGCCTTGCCAGCGCCCACGGTCGACAAACCGGTCAGGGCGGTCTGCACTGCGGCCGGGGTCGCGTCGTCGGCGATCGCGGCCGTCGACTGGCCACCGAACGACAGGATGAAGTCGTCGACGCCCGAGTCCACGGTGATGGTCCGGACGGTCGGCGACGGTGCCGCGTCCTCACCGAATCCGGCGTAGCCGAAGAAGATTCGGCGAACCGACCAGCCCTCCGGGCCGGGGTAGGCGGTGACGGTGATTTCGTAGCCGATCATTTCGTCGGTCTTGTAGACCACCGAACCGCGCTCGGAAACCTGCGCGTTGGAAAGAATGGTCCGGCGAATGCGGCCCTTGTCGAGCACGTCCAGGTAGACCTGGTTGTAGGCGAGGTCCGGCTTGCCGCCCTCGTCGAACTGGAACGAACCGTCCGGGTTCTCGACGATATCCTCGTCCTTGACCCCGTAGTAGTAGCCGGTGGTCAGTCGGTTGGACTGCCACAGAACGAACTTGAGGGTGACGACGGACTTGGTGATATCCGAACGGATCGGGGTGTTTTCCTGCCAAGGAATCCACTCCTGCTTGTCCTCGTCGCGGCCCTCTTCCACGCCGTCGTCCGAGATGTAACCCAGGTTGCGCTGGATCGCGGGATCGTACTTGCCGACGCCCACCACGTAGGGCGAGTTGACGTCGGCGATTCGCAGTGCACCGGTCACGCCAACCGACGCGTCGTTGCCAGCGAAACCTTCGAGGATTTCCTGTTCAGCCATTTTCTTCTCCTTGTCGGCGGACCGGGTAGCAGGTCAGGGTCTAAAAGTGAAGTCGAACTCCGCCCCGACGCGGGAAATCCGATCGTTCCAATCGGGCCTGACCGCGAAGGTTGCAGGGCAGTAAACCTCAGTTATTCTGTTCGACTTACTCACCATTGAGTATAGCATCCGAGATACGGCTCTGGCCGTTTGCTTAAGCTCCAACACGCTGGAACCGAACAGGTCGATATCGATCGAGGCGATTTCGGAAAGCGGGCCAGTACTGTGGTTCCACGGCTTGAACGACTCCGAACCGGGTTGCTCGGTGAGCGTCGCCAGCGGGAGTCGAACAGTCGGAATGTCGGCCGGGACCTTGGTGTCGATGGTCCAGCCGGTGAGCAGAGCGACCAGCGCATCCGCCACTTCTTTGGTCACGTCGTATTCAGCCACGCGTCGGCCCGCCACTTGCTCGGCGAAGAATCGATCGACGCTTCGAATCGGCCGAGCCGTATTCGGACTCGGCATCGTCGGAAATCACGCGATGGTAGCGTCGGCCGTTGGGCAGGTAGCCCGACTCCATCCGGAAGTTCGACTGGCCGTTGTTCTCGCGCTCGTCCAGCCGACGCGCCTTGTTCGCGACCTCCTGCGCTCGCTGACGCAGCGCCGAGTCCACTTCGAGGGTGGCGTTTACGTCCTGGAAGATTTCGTCGAAGTCGAGCGCGACGTGTACCTGGTCAGCCACGGCCCGCTCCTCGCCTGATCTTCTCCATCTCGACCTCGAACTTGTCGGACTCGGACAACGAGTCCATCAGGTCCGGCTCGGCGACGGTCGGCGGGACCGGTGCCTTAGGCACGATGGCGATATCGTCGAACTGGGCGAAGAACCGGATCACGCCGCGTCCGTCGTCGCCCGAGAACACGGTGTCGACCTTCGACGCGGACAGCGGAAGGCCGAGCGGCTTGTCGTCGACCAAGATCTGGTCGTTGTCGTAGTCCAGAACGATCTTCATCAGCCCTCCCGAAGGACTAGTTCGACGACCACGTGGTCGACGCCGGACGGGTAGTCGGCCGATGGCCAACGACGGAACCCGTCGACGTCGAACTCCTGGTCGCGCCAGCGATAGCGGTAGTGCTTGCGGACCTGCAGGTCCCGACCCGGTGGCGTGAAGAACTTGAACCGGGTCTCGGTCGGGTCGACGCGGGTTCCATCCGGCATGCGAACCATCGAGACCGGCTGCAAATCGACTAAAAACGCGAGCGGGGCGACTATAGCCCCGGCCTCTTCCCTATAGTCGTATTTGATCGAGTTGCCATATTCGGCGGGAACCTCGGCGGGCCGAACCTCGGTCAGCTGCTGCTGGTAGAACGACACGACTAGCCGCCTTCCCAGGAGCGGTCGGGCAGGACGTAGGCGTCCCAGACCGCGAGGTCGTCGCCGAGCGGTCGAGTACCCGTAACTAACCCGCCACTGCCAACCGCGAAGTTCTCTTGCCGTTCGCCGACCTTGTATCCGGTCCGGCCGAGCGGGTTGAACGTGGTGCGTCCGACCGTCGAGGCAACCGTGCCGATCAGGTCGGCGCACTCCTCGAAGCTAAACCCGTGGCTGGCCTTGACCTCGATTCCGCGCAGGCGCTTCGGCCATGGGACCGGGTGCGGATCGCGCAGGTTGACCCACTCGGCGGACGAGTGCAGGTAGACGACCCCGTTATGACCCCACTCGATCTGGTCGAGAGGTACCACCTTGCCGTTCGCCTTGACTTCCGTCAAATCAGAGACCCGCAGGGTGGGCAGAACCAGGGGTACCTGCCGGTAGCCGTTTAGAACGAACGTCTCCTCGCGCACCGGGAACGGCATCCAATGGCAGTAGCTGCGCAGGGCAGATAACACAGCGTCGATCCGCCGTTGGAGACCTATCGAGTCGACCTGGATATTTCCGGCCGAGTACTCGTAGACCAACTGCGGATCGACGCTGTTGACCGGCTGGGTCATTAGCCAGCCTTGTTGGCGGGAGTCGCGGCCTTGTTAGCCGGTGCCTTCCGCTCCTTGACCTCGAAACCGGCCTTCCGGTACCGCTCGACGTCCTCGTCGGACAGCTGCGCGGTGAAGACCTGGTTGGACTTCGGGGCGTTATAGTCGTAAACCTTGAGTGCGGCCATTTCAGTTCTCCTTAGTGGGTTTGACCAACTGTGCGGACCGGCCCGTTCGAAGGTCGGGCCGGTCCGAGCAGTTTACGGGGTCGCGGTCGACAGGGTGACCTTGACAATGCCAGCGGGCTGGCGCACGGCCAGTGCCACTCGCTCTTCCACGCGGACGGTCACCAGGTTGTTGGTGAAGTCGTCGACGTGGCTGTTGGTCGCGTCGACCTGAACGCCACCCTTGCGGTACAGCGTCGCGGCCTGCTTGAACGCGCCGACCAGCGGCGAACCGACCGGAACGGCCGGAGTAACCACGGTGCGCAGACCCCACAGCGGAGGCTGCGCGGCGATGCCGCCGCCGTTGCCGTACTGGCCCTCGAAGAAGCCACCGCCGAAGTACTGGCCGTTGGCGTCCTTGCTCAGGCGGAACTTCTGGTAATCCAGCGGGTGGATAACCAGGCCGTCCGCCGACAGCTCGGTCGCGGTAGCGATCTTGGTCATGGCGCGGAAGATGGTGTCCGCGTCGTCTGCCGAGCTGGCCGATGCCTCGACCTGCACACCCGAACGGTTGAGCAGACCCAGGATGTTCTGGCCCGTGCCGTCGCCGTTGAGGAGCTGTGCCTCCTCGCGCATCGCGAGCAGGTAGAGCAGGCGCTCGTCGATTTCGGTCTTGATGAACGCGAGGTCCGCGATGAACTCGTCGGAGAACTTGATGTGACCGGCGATCTTGCGAGCCGCGTCGGTCTCCCACGAGGGCAGACCGAAGGAAATCTGCGGCTTCGCGCCACCCTCGGCGACGTTACCGAAGCCACCCTCGACGAGCGGATTCTCCAGTAGGTAAGAGACCGCGTTGGTGCCGTTGCCGATCCGACCTGCACCGAGCAGGTCGGCGATTACCGGCCGCTCGCGCTTGAGACGACGGATGATCGCCCGGTCGTACTGGGTGAGGATCGGACCCTCGCCCGGATCCTCCCAGCCGCCGACGACCTGGGTCGCCGCTGCCTTCTCGGCCTCCGCGCCGTACTCCGGCGCGAACAGCGAAGTTCCGGGGTTCGACTTGAGGCTCGCGCCGTGCGGCTCGAAGATCGACTTGATGACGTGCGCGCCGAGCGTCGGTGCCGGACGGTTGTCCTTCTCGCCGCCCTTCTCGCCCGACTTCTCGCCGGGAGCGTCGGGTCCGGGCTGGAACGCCTTGAACTTGTCGACGAGCGAGGCGTCGTTCTTGGCGGCTTCGATCTTGCCGTCCAGCGTCTCGATTTCGTCGGCCCACTCCTTGAGGCGACCGCGATCGCCGTCCGTGAGTTCGGCGTTCTCCTTCTGGCGCTGATCGATCAGGGACTTGGCCGAACCGAGAAGTTCCGCCCGCTGCTTCAACCACTTATCCATGGTCAATTCTCCTTGTTTTAGTTAGTTCCCTAGGGACAGGAACTGGAACTTACTTACCAGGGGATCGGACGGGTTGAAGCCGGTCTTGCCTGCACTCCCACCGTCGCGGGAATCAGGGGACGGACCATGACCGCTGGATTCCTTAGCGCCTGCGAGCCGGTCAAGACTCGCGATTGCTTCCACCAGAATACCACGAGCAGACTTGGTAAAACTATCAGTCTGTCCGTGTCCGCGCGTCAGAGCCTCCACGGCCGACTTCACGGCCAGGATTTCGGTCTCCGGGTTCGCACCGATCGGAACGATCGAGATTTCGTAAAGCTTGACCTCCAGGACGTCCCGGTAGTACTTGCCCTCGAACTCGTTGTTCTCGGCCTCCGGCTCCACGTCCTGGTACTTGAGGTAGTCAAACGCGAAGGATAGCTCCGAGACGCGGCCACCCTTGACCAGGCGGTATACCTGGGCCGACGTGGGGTTGTCCATGTCGAACTCGGCCTTGATTCGCAGGCCGTGGTCGTCCTCCTTGGCGTCGAACACGCCACCCAGATTCATGTTGGGGTCGCTCATGTTGTGGCCCCACAGCAACGGGAGCGTGCGGTTCTCCGCCTCGTTCCAGTTCTTGAGGGTGTTCTCGAACGAACCCTTACGCATCACGTCGCCGTAGCTGTCGCGGTTATTGAAGATCGACGCGTACGCCTCGATCTGTCCTTCGGCCAGGCCGTCAGCTTCGCCTGCGGCCTTTACCTTAATCGGCAGGCTCTTCGTCTTCATCTTGTTCCTCCGTTGGGTCGTCGACCGCAGGTTGGTCGCTTTCTTCTTCTACCTCTTCGCCTTGTTCGCCGTTTTGGTAGAGGTTCTTGGGCCGGATCAGCTCGTCGCCACCCTCGATCGAGGGCAGGTTCTGCTTGGCGCGGGCTTCGTTGATGGTTAACCAGGGTCCGCCGACCGCCGTCGAGAACACCTGCGCCTGCTCCTCGAAACTGCCGCGCAGCCGCTGTTCCACGTTGAACTCGACGTAGGTCTTATCCGGATCCGCGCCAAGCATCGGGAGCAAGAACTCGTTGAACTTCTGCTCCAGGTCGGCCAGTCGCGGTCCCAGAGTCTCGCCGTAAAGCATGCGTCGGAACTCGCGAACGTTCGAGTAATTGGCGTTGTCCAGCAAGCCTACCATCGTGGGGTTTACGTGGAACACCGACGCCACGGTCTGCAGGCTCAGCTTGTTTCCCTCGACGTACTGCTCCTCCTTGGCGGAGAAGCCGATCCGCTCCAGGGTCATTCCGTCTTCTAGCAGGGGTACGCCACCTGCCTGGGAACCCGAGTTGCCGGTCCACGCGGCTTTGAATGCCGTGATGAAGTTCGACTTGGCGGTCGAGTCCCATTTCGGCGCGGTTTCGGGGCGTTTGAGGTACGCGCCGACGCGTCCGCCGCGCTGCCACAGTTGCTTTCGGAACGTCGCGGCGTAAATTTGCTCGGCCAGAGTGTTCTTGAGCGCCGTCAACGGGGTCACGCCGGTTCGCGGATCCACCGGGTTCCAGCCGTGCAGGTGTACAACCTGGTCGGCGGGTACTTCGAAGGTCTCCGCGCTGTCCGGGAACCGCACCAGGAAATACCCGATACCGTACGCGGTGGCCTTGCGAGTGCCCACAACCCACGACGGGCGGATCAGCCGCAGGGTCGAGGACGCGTCGATATCCTCGCGAGCCTCCGCGAGCTTGAGCACGTAACCCTCGTCGTACAGCGCAAGGTCTCCCACCAGGTCGCGGAGGAACTCGTAGTTGGTCTGCTCCGGGTTCGGCTTGCGCAGAATGCGCGCGAGTTCGGTCGAGGTCTGCTTCTCGCGCCCGCCGTCGTCTTGCCGATCGTATGCGTAGGTCCCGAGCTGCGCGATGTTGCGCGCCAGGAAATCGACGACTAGCCGAAGATGTGGCTGGGTGGCCCAGAGTTCGGACGGCGACTGCTCGAGAACCAGATCTTTGATCAGTCCCTGGATCGGATAGGTGGTATCTTCGGGGTCTGGCAGGGTGCGAGAAGGCCCAAACCCCAGCCATGCAGCTAGTCCCACTAGTTTGTTCCTTCCATCGCTGTTCGTTTCTAATTAAAGCATCACGAAATCGCCGGAGGCATACGCCGACACCGTTTCAACCTCGCGTGGTTGGGTCGACAACCAGGTCGCGGCGCAGATCGCGCATACCGGCGCGGCATCGCCGACGCTCTTTCGGCGGTCCAGATACCAGGTGTCGCCCGATATCTTGGATTGCACGGTCCGGACCGCCTCGTTCAAGATCGGCTGGTCCAGATGCGAGTAGACGTCGTTCTCCAGCCAATCCGCGAGGACACCCGCCGACTTAGCTAGCTCCGCGCCCTTCCACTCCACCACGTCGAAGATCAGGTCGGACTGGTCGTCGTCGGGGTCTTCGCGCTCCAGCTTGAGTTCGTCGGCCAGCGCAGCGGATGGCGCGCCGGTCGTCTGGATCGCGAACCGGCCGTCGAACGGGTGGTCCGGGTCGAAGTATCGCTCGCGCAACCACTCGATCACCAGTCGGACCGGCAGATTCGCCACTATCTCGGCGTGCTGCTGGCCGCGAGGCGTCCGGCCGATAACTCCGATATAGGCGCGGCGACGGTCCCAGGACACGTCGACGCCCCAGTAAATGTCCTCGCCCGCCGCGATCTTCGACTTCTTGTCGGCCAACTCCTGCCACTTTTTGAAGTCCAAGCAACCGGGTTCGAGCGACTCGACCCGCATGCACAGGTGCTCGGTCTTGAATCCCTCGATCGTGGGCTGCGACTCCAAGAAGCCTTCCAACTTGCCCATGTCGAACAACCAGCCGAGCGCCGGGTTAGCTTGTGGCCACTGGCTGCGGTCGTTCGGGTCCGAGTCCGGCGCAACCGAGTATTCGGCGAGGAACGTGCGGGTATCGGCGGTCGAGTGAGTGGCGATCCGCTGCGCGGCCTTGTCCTGCACGCCGTTCAGAACCACCGACGTAGCATCGCCCGCGTTCGAGACGGCGACGACCAAACTGCGGTGGCGCGCCGTGGTGGTCGGAGTGATGGCGTTCCAGGCGTCGTGATTCTGGTGCTCGCGCAACTCGTCCAGGACGGCAAGGTCGACTGACAGCGAGCGCGCGGCGCGACGGTTGGCCGGGACTGCCCGCCACTCTCGGTCGTCCGACAGGCGTAGCTTGTGCTTGCCGTTGGTCTCGTAGTATTTGACCCAATCCTTGCGCAGCGTCGAATGCTTCTTGACCTCCATGACGCCCGCGCGCAGGTTGCCCTCGGCGTAGTCCAGGATTTGCGCGGAGGTCACGGCGAGCTTCGCGCCGTCGCGGAACAACCGCCACAGGGTCAGGCCCTGCAGCCATTTGGTCTTGCCGTTCTGCCGCGCGATCACGATCAGGATCGTGTCGAACCGGTAAACGTCCTTAGTACCCGGTCGAATCTCCAGCGCGTGAATGTAGAGCCACCGCTGATAGGGTGTCAGTTCCCACTTGAGGGTCTCTTCGAGGAACGCGATGCACGCGAAACCCATCGAAGTCTGCGGCGTGAGTTCGCGCAGCGGTGGCGTGTAGACTCGCGGGACCTCGGCACCTAGTGGACTACCTGGAATCGGCTCCATCTTGATCGGACCCAAGCCCGCCACTACCGCCGATTCCTCGCGCTTGAACGGGGTTACCCTAGCCTTCTTCTGATTGGCCTTGGATACCTTCTCACCGGCTGCGGGACCGCGAGGACTGCCCGTGAGGGTGGTGTCGTACCGCCCGTCTTGCTCTTCTTCGAACTCGTCGAGTTGGGGTGTCATTCGATAGCCTCCAGGGTACGGGAAGTCAAAGGAGAGCAAGCCAGAGGGAGAGGACCCA